GTTGGTGGGAGTTATCCCGGCCTAATTCTTGATTTTGTAGCTGAGTATTATGACACGTCTGGGGAAGCCTACTTAGCCTCTCTCACTCAAATCTTCTCTGGTTACATGGACGAGATGAACATTGAGGAAGCCCCAGAAACTAGCACTATTGAGGTCAAGGTAGAGAACAAGCTGATTGACTTGGAGAGGCAAAGGGTTCGTCGTTACTCTAGTGCTTACCAAAAGTCTATCTACCCTAATGACAAGGGCTTTGACTTCGTTGAGGACTTACAGGATAAGAAAGTAGTATGGGGGCGTAATGCAGGAAGTTAAATACCAACAGGAATTTCTTGCAGATTTTCAGGAGGAAGCTGAAGAACTTATCAAACTGCATTGGGAAGAGATAGCTGTTAATAAAGACTTCATCCATCTAAACCCTTGCTGGGGAAGCTACGCACACCTAGAAGAACAAGAGAAACTCAAGATATTCACTGCCAGAAGTGATGGCTCTCTTGTAGGCTACTTTGTAGTTATCGTCAACCCACACCTACACTATAAAGACCACCTGTTTGCTTCTAATGATGTTCTCTACTTGCACAAGGACTACCGTAAAGGCCTTACAGGTGTAAAGCTACTCAAGTTTGGTGAGGCTTGTCTAAAAGCGGATGGTGTGTCTGTTCTAACTATTAACACAAAAGTCCATCAATCCTTTGATCCCCTTCTTGAGAGGTTAGGTTACAACCTGATTGAACGGTCCTACTCGAAACCTTTGCTGGAGCTTTAGTCACTATGGGTATTACTTCCGCTATTATCGGGGCTGCTGTTTCAGCAACTTCCATCACTGGAACCCTAGCGGCTGGCACTCTCGCGTTTAGCTTTGCCCTGACGGATTTCCTGATCCGTGCAGCTATCGGCATCGCCCTCAATGCTCTTGCCCCTAAGCCTAGTAGTGGCAGCAGGGGGTATCAAGTTACCACAAGGGGGTCTGCACTAGACCAACAGATTATCTATGGCCGTGTAAGGACTGGTGGGGTTGTCGTCTTTGATGAGACTACAGGTAATAACAACAAATTCCTACACCGGGTCATTGCTTTTGCTGGCCATGAGGTAGAGTCCTTTGATGAGGTCTATGTCAACGATGAGCTACTCACTCTGGATGGTTCTGGTGAGGTAACTGCCCCTGATAAGTATGTAGGTAAGATTAGGGTCAATGAGCACCTTGGAGCATCGGACCAGACAGCCGACCCTGACCTCGTGTCTGAGTCTAGTAAGTGGACCTCTGAACATAGGCTCAGGGGTATTGCTTATCTCTATGTTAGACTTAAGTTTGACCAAGATGCTTTCCCCAATGGTGTCCCTGACATTACAGCTACAATCAAAGGTAAGAAGGTATATGACCCAAGGACTGACACTACAGCTTGGTCGGACAACCCAGCCCTCTGCCTGAGAGACTACATCTCGAATGATTACGGTCTTGAGGAGACTTCAATTAATATTGATGACACTCTAGTTTCCTCTGCTGCGAATGTCTGTGATGAAACAGATACACTGGACGGCAGCACAAGGTATACCTGTAACGGTAACTTCACCACTCGGGTAGCCCCTGTAGACATCATCAATGACCTCCTCACCTCTATGGGTGGCCTCTTGTGGTATGCTCAAGGTGAGTGGCGCATGAAGCCTGCTTATTATGTAGCACCCACTCTTACCTTCACAGAGGATGATCTTCGTAGTAGTATCGCCGTCAAGACCCGGCATTCCCGTAGGGATAACTTCAACACTGTCAAAGGGACATTCCGTGGGGAAGAATCTAATTGGCAGGTCACTGACTTCCCTGAAGTGACTAACGATGCCTTCTTGACTGCTGACAACAACCAAGAGAGTGTCCTTGACCTTGATCTACCCTTTACGGATACTGCCAGTGAAGCCCGCAGGATTTCCCGTATTGTCCTTGAGCGTAACCGCCAACAGCTTACCGTCAGTGCCTCCTTTGGGCTGAGAGCCTTTCAGGTTCAGACAGGGGACATCATCAACCTGACTATAGACCGCTTCGGGTGGACAAACAAAGAGTTTGAAGTTACCTCTTGGACCTTTGGCCTTGCAGATGACTATGACCTTCAGGTTCAGATGACCCTCCGTGAAATCTCTGAAAGTGTCTTTGATGAAGTGGATGATGGTGAAGTTTACGAAAGAGACAATACTGACCTACTGTCTCCGTTTGATGTTCCTCAGCCTGCACTTAATGCACCTACGGTAACGACTACAGTAAATGAAGATGGCACTACAGTCCCCGAGATTCTTTTCTCATGGGGGGTGTCTTCTGATGAGGTTATTGACTACTATGACTTCCAGTGGAAACTAACCTCAGAGACTGAATACAAGACCACAAACCTCACAGGGACGGAGTTTCTTCTGACTCCTGCAATTAGTGGTGCTTCTTATGACTACCGAGTGAGGGCAAGAAATAGCTTTGGGGTGAACTCCCCCTTTACATCCTCTGTCTCCCCTGTTTCAACTGGTGATGATGGGACTACACCCAATGCGCCAAGTAATTTGGTAGCTGATGCTGGTATTGGCTCTGTTAAGTTAACTTGGGATGAACCCACTCAAAATACTGATGGGTCTCCTATCAAGGACTTGTTTCAGTATCGTGTGTTCAGGAATACCTCAAATAACTTTGCAGGTGCTAGTCTTGTAGGCCGCATATCTTCTACGGTCCTCACGGACAGTTCACTTACCGGGGGTCAAACCTATTACTATTGGGTCAAAGCAGCAGACTACACTGGAAATGAAAGCTCAGAAAGTTCTGTAGCCTCGGCAAGCCCTACTGAGCCTGAGACGCGCGGTGGAGGCACATACTACATCGGCGTGACCACACTGCCCGCGACATCCTCTGGCGCTCACACGGACTTTACAAACGCCATTGGCGACCCCGTGGATTTTGACCGCGCGTGGTTCTACACTGGCACCTTCGCCAATCCGACCGCGCAGTCTGTCTGGATATACGAGGAAGGCTCTGGCGCAACCCCTGCGGATAGCTGGAATGAGCAAGAGGAAGTCATTGACGGTGATCTGTTGGTCACGGGGTCTGTGAGCGCCGCCCAAATTGCTATCTCGGATGAGACTGCAGCAGATCGCATTGAGATTTTGGACAACAAGATACTTGTGTATGACAACAATGTTTTGCGAGTAAAGATTGGAGACTTGTCCTAATGGCCTACGGAATAGAATTAAACACGATTTTAGGCACGGCCCAACTGACAACCCAGTTTGTTCCGAGGATTGCCGATGAGATTTCTATATCGGGGTCATCTGGTAGTTTCACGACATCTCTGAATGACGGGAACTCATTCGTCTACACAAACAACCCGCGCGTTTTGCTGGATTATTCAGGTTCTACCGTAGATTGGGAGGAGGTTTTCGGTGACCCTGTTGTCACTGGGACGGTCATAAATCTGGTGAGGGTAAAATGAGCTTTGGCATAAACATAAAAAACACGAATGGCGACCTCTTAATAGATCAGACCCTTACCGCCTACATGCTGTCAGATTCTGGAACCGTCTCTGGTCAAGACATTGGGGGTGGATATTACCTCTACGAAAGGGGTGTTGAGGTCCCCAATATCAGAGAGGTGTTCATCCAGTGCGATGTTGGAGAGTTTTTAGGCACTTCTACAACAGGTTTTGTCAGCACACAGTCTACTATAGACTACCGGGCTTTGAAATTAGCTAAAGACCTGCCAGACCCAACGGGGTATGGCCTGATTGTTTATGATGATTTAGGGCAAAAAGTTTGGTTTGCAAATGGGTCTGTGGCAATCATGGATTCTTCCGCTAAAATTGACGTTAGCGGGTCTTACACTTCAAGTTCTGACTGGGTTTATATAACTACAGTGCTTCCCTACTATACGTTTGGTGGGGGTGCGTATCGAAGCTTGGTGCAAGGCGTCAGAAGGACAACTTCATCCAACTATGACTGGGCGGCGGAAAACGATTCTTTAGGGCCTTCCTTAACTGTTGGGCCATTCCCCGTGTTTTGTGCTTTTGCCTCCGCCATTTGAGAATCGAGCGCCTGCTGGTTAGGATACTTTCTTTGAAGCCCTCCCCGCAAGGACACGTGTTGAAGCCAAGGCTGAATAGGAATATCGGACGAACAAGTTGATGCGTTATTTGAAGGAGCTGCACAATGACTTACAAACTATCACAAAGAAGTATGCAAAACCTTTCAGGTGTTCACCCTGACTTGGTTGCTGTAGTTAAACGGGCTATTGAAATCACCACTCAAGATATGATGGTTATTGAGGGGGTTCGTAACATTGACCGTCAACGTAAGCTGGTAGCACAGGGGAAGTCACAGACGATGAACTCTAGGCACCTTACGGGGCATGCTGTTGATATCGCCCCTTACCCTCTAAGTTGGGACTGGGAGTATTTCTATCCTATTGCTGATGCCATGAAGGAAGCTGCTGAGGAACTTGATATTCCACTTAGGTGGGGGGGTAACTGGCAGGTTGATGACATTCGTCACTGGGAAGGTAATGCTGAATCTCTTGCTAACGCCTATAATGGCAGTTTTCCCGACGGCCCTCACATAGAGATTCCAAGGGGCTATGGGTATGATTGATTGTGGCACCTGCAAGACAACAAAGAAACCAGAAGATTTTCACAAAAGTTCTGCTAGAAAAACTGGACGACAATACAGTTGCAAAGAGTGCCAAGCCGAAGCAAATCTCAGAAGGTATCACAAAAAATTACGGAAAGATAGCTTATACAGAGAAAAGAAGAGAGCTTACGACAAAACCCGTAGAGAAATAAAAGGTGATGAGCTTCGCGCCTATGACCGTGAGAGAGCTAAACTGCCGCACCGAAGGGCCGCGCACAACGAAGAAACACGAAAAAGAAAAGCTCGTCTAAGAGAGGCTATTCCTGAAGATTACGACCGTGAAGGTGTGTTAGCTATGTATAAATTAGCGCAAAAATTCTCTAGGGTAACAGGTGTAGAGATGCACGTCGATCACATCGTGCCGTTAGCTCGTGGCGGAGAACATAATGTAGGCAATCTACAGCTTTTAGCAGCGCCCTTGAATATAGCAAAAGGTGCTAACACACACTTTCAGCTTAGCTGGGAGGCTTACCCCAAATGAACAATAGGACACCACAAAACGAAAAAGAACATTGGCACTTGTCTAAGAGTTTCAACATAACACAAATACTTGCAATACTTGCCCAGACAATCGCACTAATATGGTTTGTCCTTGAACTCCGTAATGATGTGGATAATAACACCAAGGAGCTTATCAGGCAGGAAACCCGTATTGAATCAGTGGAAGATATTGTTCAGAGTCAAGCCGTCCTCCTAGCCCGTATAGACGAGAACCTCAAGGCTATCAGAAAGGCTGTGGAACGTAATGGACAAGACTAAAGAGAAAACCTACAAGAGAGAGTTTGCAGGTATCCTTGTCGTAATCTGGCTTGGTCTTGTTGGTGTATTCCTTTGGACTGAAGCAGATAAGTATTGGACTGTTGCTACCACCATCATGCCTTATGTCTTTGTGATTGCAGGTGGAGCATTTGGACTTGATTCTCTTGCCAAACAAGTGAGGAAAAGCTAATGTTTCTAGGACTGAAAGCTAAATGGCTTATCGGTAGTGGTATCGCCCTAGTGCTGATACTGTCAGTAGTCTTCGGCGTAAGGTATATCCAAGGTGCTGAAGAGAGTAAAATCACCACTGAGATACAAGAGAAGCAGATTGAGAGAAGGAAGAAGATTGATGAGGCTGTGCGTAATTCCCCTGACACTGTTGATGACAGCTTGCAGTATCTCCGCGACCGATAGGGCTGTCAACAG